AGAAATGACACGCTTCCGACGGGAGTTATCCACAGGGTTGGGGCTGTGAGCGGGTCGAACTGTCGGTTTGTCCACAGGTTTTCCACAGGCGGTTTATACATGGTTTATTCATGGTTTATACATTCGGAGTGAATAGATGACGAAAGCAAAAGCGGGTGAGGTTGGGGCGCAGATGCGCGGCAACCGTAACGCCGGGAAGAAACTTGAGAACGATTCGCCGGGTCCGTGGCTGCGTTGGAAAACGCGTGAGCGTCATGCGCGGGCGATCAGGTTCATTGAAACGTACTGTCGGAGTCCGAAGGGGTACGGTGCGGGTAAGCCGTTGCAGTTGGCTGAGTTTCAGAAGAATTGGTTGGAGGAGGTGTTGGCTGACGGGGTGCAGGCTGCGGTGATGTCTGTTGGTCGTGGCAACGGCAAATCGACGTTCCTTGCTGCGTTGGGGTTGTGGGGTTTGTTTGATCCTGATGAGTCTGGTGCTCCGCAGATTCCGGTTGTGGCGACGACGGTGCAGCAGGCGGTGACTTCGGTGTATGGGGTGGCGTTGGCGATGTTGCGTGATGAGTGGGAGTTGTCGTCACGGTGTCATGTGTATTCTGCGATTGGCGGTCAGAAGATTGTGACTCCGTTGAATCATGGTGAGATGTTTCCGAAGTCGAACGATCCTGACGGGTTGCAAGGGCTTGACCCGTCGTTGGCAATTGTCGATGAAATCGGGTTCATGCCGATCACATCGTGGGACAGCATTTTGCTTGCGTCTGGTAAGCGTCCCCGTTCGTTGGTTGCTGGTATTGGCACGCCGGGGTTTGAGAAGTCGAACGCGCTGTGGCATATGCGTGAGCGGGTGAGGCATGGTCAGTTGCCTGCCGGGTTTAGTTTCACCGAGTATGCAGCAGATGATGGTTGCGATGTCACGGACAAGGATCAGTGGCGCAAAGCGAACCCGGCGTTGGATGAAGGCTATATGAATGAGGGTGCGTTGGATATGGCGGTGGCGATGTCACCTGAATCGCATTTCCGTATCTTCAGGTTGGGTCAATGGCATGAGGGTGTGGAGTGCTGGTTGGGTGATGACGGCAAAAAAGTGTGGGACGAGTTGGAGCAGCCGTGGGACATGATCGAAGGTGAACCGGTCTGGGTTGGTGTTGACGTAGCGTTGAAGCATGACAGCACAGCGGTGGTGTGGGTGCAGCAACGTGACGATGGTCGTTGGCACGCGCAGGCGCGTGTGTGGAATCCGACTGAGGATGGACGGTTGGATGTGACTGATGTGATGCATGTGATCCGCGAGTTGGGTTCACGGTTTGATGTGCGCGAAGTGTCGTTTGATCCACGGTTTTTTGATTTGCCTGCACAGCAGTTGTTGGATGAGGGGTTTCCGATGATGGAAATTCCGCAGTCGTTGCAACGGATGACACCCGCGGTTGGTGCGACGTTTGAAGCGATCAAGCGTGGCGAGTTGACTCATGATGCTGATGCTGCGTTCACAGCGCATGTGTTGAACGCTGTCCCGCGTATGAATGAAACAGGGTTCACGTTGTCCAAAGGTAAGTCACGCGGGAAGATTGATGCTGCGGTTGCGTTGTGTATCGCGTATCATCGGGCTAATAGCAGACCGGATGTGACTGCGCCTGCCGAGTTGTGGGCTGCGTTCAGTTAGGAGCATTGATGGACAGAAAGATTATTGCGCCGGGTTTGCAGATCACCGGTCTTGTTGGGATCACGATTGGTGCAGCGTTGTTGTCTGCGGCGTTGGCGTTTGTGGTGGCGGGTGTTGGGCTAGTGTGCTATGGCGTGGCAGTTGAACGCGGTGGTGACTGATGGCGTTAGCAAATCTATTTGGTCGTGTTGAAGAGCGACAGTATGGGTTGTCGTTCAACGACTATGCACGACTGTTTGAACAATTCGCGTTTGGTGGTCAACGTTATGTGTCGCCGGTGGTGTCACCGTCTGAGTTGACTGCGTTGCAGGGGCAGCGGAATCCGATTGTTGCTGCTGCTATTCATGCTCGTATGTTGGTGTTTGCTGAGGCGCGTTTCCAATGGCAACCGTTCCGTGATTCACGACCGGGTGCGTTGTTTGGTACTACGGAGTTGTCGGTGTTGGAGAATCCGTGGCCGTCTGCAACAACTGGTGATCTGTTGTCACGGATGCTGGTTGATGCCGATTTGTATGGCAACTCGTATTGGTATCGGCGTGAGTTGCGTGGACGTTCTGAGTTGGTCAGGTTGAATCCTGCGCGGGTGATGGTGATGACCGGCACGATTGATGACAATGTGACTGGTGAACCTTACGGGCAGGAGTTGATTGGTTACGCAGTGATGGATGAGAACGGCAGCGAGTTGGCGACGTTCCTACCTGAAGAAATTTGTCATTTCAAACCGTTGCCTGATCCGATGCATCCGTTCCGTGGACGGTCGTGGATCAGCACGGTGCTTCCTGATGTGACTGCTGATGACGCGTTCAGCGAGTACAAGCATTCGTTCATGCGGAATAGTGCGACTCCGAATCTGGTGGTGTCGTTTGATCCGCAGATCACGAAAGAGGCTTTTGAAACTTTTGTGCAACGTATGGATGCGTCGCATCGTGGTGTGGATCGTGCGTTCAAAACTTTGTATCTGGGCGGTGGCGCAGATGTGAAAGTTGTTGGTGCGAACTTTGACCAACTGAATCTCAAATCGGTGCAGGGTGCGGGTGAGACTCGTATTGCTGCTGCTGCTGGTGTCCCGGCATCCTATTTGGGGATCAGTGAAGGTCTCGCGGGTTCGTCGTTGAATAGCGGTAACTATGTGGCTGCGCGTCGCCGGTTCGCTGACGGGACGATCCGCCCGTTGTGGCGTTCTGCATCGGCAGCGTTGCAGAACGTGTTGGAGTTGCCTGATCCGACTGTGCGGCTTTGGTATGACGACCGTGATGTGGCATTCCTTCAAGAAGATGTTGCTGATATGGCTGACATCAAAAATCGTGAAGCGTTGACGATGGAAGCGTTGGTGCGTGCCGGGTTTGAACCTGCGAGCATCGTGGCTGCTGTCACCACCGGCGATTTCAACAAACTGGTGCACACCGGTTTGTACAGTGTGCAGTTGCAGCCACCGTCGAACGGGACAGAGGCAGTCTGATGCCGTACTTCATCGAATCTGACAACCCTGACTGTGCAGGTTGGGCAACTGTGAAAGACGACGGTGAAGTGATGGGTTGCCACACCAGCAAGGATGATGCGATTGATCAGATGGTTGCACTATCAATCGCTGAAGATGTGGAACCCGGCGGGGAACGATCTGTGCGTGATCTGCCTGACGCATACCGTCCTGCGCTTTCTGACGATGTGCCAGAAGGTCGTGCGTGCGGGAACTGTGTCCACTATGACGAAAGCAATGTTGACGGTGACATGGCATGGTGTGAACTGTGGGACGAATACGTCCGCGGCGACTACTACTGCGACCGTTGGGAACCTGTCACCGTTCGCGCATACAACGACGACGACGATGACCGGCAGGTAGACACCGACCCGCCGCAGTACATCATGGATGCTGCTGCTCGCGGTTTAGAGTTGCGTGCTGAAGGGTTCGGTGGTGACGGACTGACTGACGGCACGATCCGTGAAGCGCGTGCGATGGCTGATGGTGACATCAGCGAAAACAAGGTGGTGCGTGCTAACGCGTGGGGTGCGCGACACGCTGTCGATTTGGATGCGCCGTCGAACAGTGATCCGGATGCTGACGGTTGGCCGGGTGCCGGTGCTGTCGCGCACTACCTTTGGGGTATCGACCCGTTGAACCCTGAACCTGCCCGTGAATGGTTCGCCCGGAAAGCGGAGCAGATCAAAGATGAACGGAGCATAGACATGGATACGATCACACGGGCAACAGACAACATCACACGACAACTGTCGTTCGATGTCACCCCGAACGATGATGGGCTGACTCTTGACGGGTACGGTGCAGTGTTCAACGAGTGGACGAACATTGCTGATCAGTTCGGTGAGTTCCGTGAACGGATCGCACCGGGCGCGTTCAAGCGGACATTGGGGATGCGTATGCCAGTGTTGCAGTTTGATCATGGCGCACACCCGCTGATCGGTTCGATCCCGTTGGGACGCATCACCAGCATCAGCGAAGATGATCACGGGTTGCGTGTGAAAGCACGTTTGTCAGATAACTGGTTGGTGCAGCCAGTGCGTGACGCGATCCGTGACGGCGCGATTTCTGGCATGTCGTTCCGGTTCCGAATCGTGGATGAAACGTGGGGACGCGGGAACGACGGCATGGAGGAACGCACCATCCGTGAGGTGGAGTTGTATGAGGTCGGACCGGTTGTGTTCCCCGCGTATGAGCAAACCAGTGTCGGTGTTCGTACTCGTCAGGCGTTGTCGGC